GGTGATATGAGTTATAGAGCTGCTTATAATCAACATAATAATGATATTAAATCATCAACGGTTATGAATAGACCAAACCAAGGAGGAACCCAAATATTTAACCAACAAATGCATTTAACTACAATTAAAAGCGATAGTGACCGTTTTGATGGAAGAGTCAATCCTGCTATATCAGTGACCCCATTACCACCTTCTACACAAACATATGGTTCTATTAATACACCACAGTATTACAATGAGTGTGCTGGTTGCGACCGTATTCAGCCGGATATTTTGAATGCTTTTAGAAATAATCCTTATACACATTCTTTAACAACAGCTGTTTAAAAGAATTTAAAAAATTATAAAACTTTTTATTTAAAAAAAAATTGAAATGATTTTTTAAATAAAATAAAGAATATAAAAGCAATAAAGGTTATACAGTTAGTATTGAAAATGAGCAACAACATCAACAATAGCAGCAACAATAATAATATGTTTAAAATTATTACTTTCAAGGAAGTATTTACTATACATAGTCGTGACTATTATATTAATCCATATTGGACATTAGAAGAATTATATACAAATATAGGGCCTAAAATTAGTGCTGAATTTGGAATAAATGAAGATGAATTAGAGTTAATAGATACATGTAATAGTTATATTATATTTACAGGTAGGCCAGTAGAAACATATCCAGCTTTGCCAAAATCAAGTGTGACACAATTGAAAGACTTATGGGGGATTGATATGAAATATTTATCTATGTATATTCGTAAAAGAAATAGTGAAACAAGTGAACAAGGACAATGTATGGTTTGCTTGGAAGACAAGGTACTTGAACCGTATTATCAATGCGGTCATAAAATGTGTTGTCAATGTTATGCCACTTGTTTATTTAATAATAGAAAATTTTGTCCTATGTGTCGTAATGAAAACCCATTATAAATGTAATATAAATGTAATATAAATGTAATATAAATCTAATATAAATTTTGCCGTTTATATATTAATTTCGTTCTATTAAAATATAAAAACACTTATTCAAATATAGTAGACAACATTATGTTAAATATCCATCAAAATATAAAAGAAAAATTAGACTTTTTTTATACAAGTCATAAAATCCCTAATTTGCTTTTTCATGGAACAACAGGTAGTGGCAAACGAACAATAGTCAGTGAATTTATACATAAAATTTATGATAATGATAGAGAGAAAATAAAATCATTTGTCATGTATGTAAATTGTTCACAAGGAAAAGGAATTAAATTTATCAGAGATGAATTGAAATTTTTTGCAAAAACACATATTAATTCAAATGGAGGGAATACCTTTAAAAGTATTGTCTTGTTAAACGCAGATAAATTAACAATGGATGCGCAATCGGCATTACGAAGATGTATTGAATTATTTAGTCATAATACACGATTTTTTATTGTTGCCGAAGACAAGTATAATTTAATGAAACCAATATTATCGCGATTTTGTGAAATTTATGTACCTGAGCCAGTTGTAAATGGTAATATAATTAATCTTTATCAATACAATTTAAATAATGTTTTTAATATGAAAGAAATAAAAACAAATAGGTTGGATTTATTAAAAAAAGAATTAATAAAAAATGTCACTAAAAAAATAACAATGGAAAATCTTATGTTATTATGTACAAAATTGTATGAAAGAGGCTATAGTGGTTTAGATATAATAAGTGTATTAGAAAATCATAAATTTTTAGAGTCAACAATAACAATTGAAAAACGATATGAATTACTAATATCATTTAACAGGGTAAGAAAAGAATTTAGAAATGAAAAAATATTAATTTTATTTATTTTGAATTTTCTTTTTTTGAGTTCAGAACTCTCTTTAGAAAATATAAGTTTTATGTAAATGGATGATTTTAACGTGAGTTCACTTCATGAATCGAAAAATGAATGGGGAGCAAGATTGATTACTATTTTGACACCTTTAATTATTGATGGTTATAAATCTATTTTAGATGAAGCTATAAAATTGTGTAAGGAGAATGGTGAAATGGATAAATATTTGATGACGTTTCAAAATTTTATTTCAAGAATTCCAAAATGGAATCAAACAATTATTGAAACAGAGAGAAAAAGGATTTGTGATAAATCTGGTTGCGCATATTTAGAAGATTTAGTAACATGTGTTCACATCATTCAGTTAAAAATTCTGACTGCTATGCGCGTAGGTCAAAAACAAAAAAAGGTTGATATTAATGTTCCTAAGTTAGATGATTTTATTCATAAGGTATATGTTAATGTAGCGAGAAAGGTATATAAAAATGTCTACTTGTTTGAAATAAATATTCCTCCATTAAACATTCAAAAAAATTATAGAGAGGTAGAAATAATTGTACAAGAATGTATTTTAAATACATTAAGAGAGAGTATTCCAGTAGAGGCAATATTGAAGGCTTATATGGATGAAACTGTGGAAGAAGATGTTATTGAAGAAATTAAAGAAGAGGTTATTCAACAGGAAGCAAAGAAACAACAGCCTGTACAAAATGTGAATTCTCAAATAAATAACAGCAGTAATTCAAGTAACACTAATAATAATACAAATAATAGTAGATTATCATTTAATGATGTCGATTATGTTTCTGGAGGTGATGGAAATATTGTACCTGTTACGGTTCCAAAAACAGTTGAAAATTTAGAAAAAATTAGTAGTATGAGAGCAGAACAGAGAAAATTAGACAATGATGATGACGACGATAGTAATGAAAGATTAAACATTTCAAACGAGACTATTAGCTTAGATGATTTAGATGTTCATGTAATTGAAGAGCCTAAATTAGAATTATTTCCTGATTTATTAATTGATGCCGAAGTTTTAGAATAAATAAATAAAATTTGCGTAAAAACAAAAATAAAATATACAATAAGTATTTTAAATGGATAATATTTTTATTATAGCAGCAATCATCTCGGTTATTTTTATTATAGCAAAATTTATCGAAATGAGGTTTATTGAAAAAGAAGCAAAACCATTAAAATTACTAATTAGAGATGCTCTTGTAGTATATATTAGTGTTATTTCAGGGTATTTTATTTTAGAACAATTGAAGCCGATGATTCAGGATGGAGGAAGTAGTTCTGTGATAACTCATGTTTTTACGGATAATCCAGAATTTTAAATCATTTCAATCATATAAATAATATAAATACATATTATTTATATAAAATTATGGCAGACAAAACATGCGCAAAATTTTTTGAAGACTTTATATTATCAAGCGGAACAAATTTGCTTTTATGTGAAAATAATCTTGGTCCAGAAAACAAAGAAGATTTTATATGTTATAATTCAAATTTAAATACACTTTGTAATGATACAATGAGTCATGATTATTCTAAATATTGGAAAAGAATAAAAATAAATGGACATAAATTTAATACAATTCATAATTTCATCAATGAATATAAATTTACTGTATCTGTAATTAAAAAAAATTGATTCATCTACCAGTCCACACCTTTACAACAGGTCTAGTTATATTTTTATTTTTAACATCATTTTCATATGCTTCATATGTATATCCACTGAATTTTTGATACGTAAAAATATTTCCGAGTAGTGCCTTTTTTTCAGTAATTAATGGATATTCACTACAAAAAATTACACCAAATACTCGTTCTAAACAGCATCTATCCTTTCTACATTTAACAGCACTAGTCATATTGGTTATACTATATTTTCTCTCTAAGTGAAGTAAAAAGTTATAATTTATAAACGATTGTGACCCAAAACACCCAAACCATTTAAATATATTTAATCCTAAGATTTTGTTCTGTAATGTAAGTTTATTTTTAATTTCAATAGAATTTTTTAATGTATTAGCAATATCAATTGAATTACTAAGTGATTCATTATCAGAATGAAAATACCAAAATGGCAATACTTTAATTCCTAATAATTTTTCAAAATTTATTCTAATATGAAAAAAAACACTATCATGTATAATTACAGCATTATCGAAAAATTTATTTTTAACGAAATAATAATAAGGTAATAATTCGCCTCTTCCTGGGAATTCCGATTCAATAATTTCTACATTATTATAATTATAAAATGATTTTACAAAATCTTTGTTACTATTATCATCAATGATAACAATTTTTCTATATGGATAAAAAGTTCTAATACATTTGACACAATTATTCCAATACTTATTTGTTAATTCGGAATTAACGTGTCTTGTTATTATAAAACCATAATCATTCATTAATAATATAATTTATAATATTAATGAAAATTAAACACTATTATAATTATTTATTACTAAATTAAAACAGGTATTTTATCAATATCGATAACATCACTTGGAACATCTCCTTTAAATTTGGCATATGCTTTAAATTCAGGTCTTTCTAATTGGGCTTGTGGCGTATGATTATGTACACAACGTGCTATCATTTTATACAATTTAAAATCAGGGTATCTATCTATTCCATTATTTTTATACAGCATATTGATACCTTTATCATCAAGACACCATTCTACAATTAGTTTCTTCACAGGGTCGCATTTTTCAAGACTTTTAATTTCACTAATGTCTTCTACAACGTAATCAAAAATAGAACAAGCAAGACGACATAAATCAAAACTAAAATTAGGCTCTAATCTTGGTTTCTTTTCATTGAAATAAGGTTCAGTATTATATTGGGTTGCAGCATCATTACCATTTTGAAAACTGTCGCTACAAAATAATTTACCATCAAATTTGTAAATACTTCTACCAAAATCAATTATTTTAAAAATTCTTCCAAACGTAGGTACTTTGTAATTTTGTTTTTTATAACAATAATAAATATATTTTTTATCCGTGTGATTATACATTACATTATTGGAGTGTAAATCATTATGAGTAAAAGAAAATGCCTTTTGATATGTTATTAAAATCATTATTATTTGCATAAAAGCAGAAAACCATTCTTCAGGTTTTAAATCATTTGATAGGATTAAATCATCGAATGTATTTTCACAATATTCCATACCAATAACTTGAACAGGAAATTTTGGTATAATTACATTTATCACCTCTTCTTCTTCAAAACTTTCGTCATCTACATCTTCCCAATTTGAATCATCATTATTATCATTTTTATCATCATTTATATCTTCATTTTCATCATGATTTATATCTTCATTTTCATCATGATTTATATCTTC